GCTACTGTTGCCACCGAGATAATGTTGGGTACATTACCAGGCGTCGGCCCAATCTTCAAGCTGTTATTCTAGCATTCACAGGCCAAAGGCCTCTGACCGCATTCCAAACAGATCACTCTAGCTTCTAGATGTGTACTCCAGCCAGTTCTTGATCCAATATACATCGAGTCCTCATCGGTCTGAAACCAACTCTCAGGTAGTTCTCTGGTGTTCCACCATTCGTTAAGAGCGCAAAGCCACCAGTTCCAGAAACTATTGTCGGTCATCAATGCTCATCCTCCTTCTCTGCCTGTTCCGTCTTTTGACTTCACAATTAATGGCTGACATCGGCATATGATCCGGGCGTATTGCTAGAACCCATCTACGCGGCCTGCCACGCCCTAACCAATCTGGCTTGATTAGAGCGCGTACTTTGCGCCCACACTCCCAACATGTCCTCTGGAGCTGTTGCACGCCAGGAGACACCCTCCAAGCCCACCAACGGCGGCAATTAGGGCACTGGTACAGACCGCGCATCAAAGATTCTCCATTAGTTTAGTCACTTCAAGGATCTCGGACCATTCAGCTCCGCAGTGAGTACAGCAAAATCGCAATTCCTGTTCTTCCCCATCAATCCCCAAAAGCACAATCAAATCAAACAAAAATATCGAAGCTACCTTTCCGCAATGAGGACAATAAATTTCTTCTTCATCCATAAGTCCACTTATCCCAATCGCTCCAGTGCATACAGTATGTCCGTCAATCGGTTGTTGATTGCTCGGAGTGATTCTAGCAACTGATCTGTCTCAAACTCATTCATTCTTCTTCCTCCTGGTAATCTCTGTGTCCTTCCGGAAGATGTTTTCTTCTGGACTCCATCAGATTCTCTAACATGGCGATTACATTTCTTCTCGCCTTTTTTCCCCTCGACATCGCGATTCCTGCCGGGCCTTTACCCTTTGTCCCGCTCTGCCATACATCGCGCAGATGTACTGTCCTCTTACTGGACATAGCTGCGTGAAGAGCTTCCAAGTGGTCATACTCAGCTTGTTTGATGTTCTTCCACCTCATTCATCATCACCTTCGTTGATCCTTTCCATCAGAGTTAGTATCGTGACTCCTTTGGCATCGTTTAGTTTGTTTAATTCTCTAATCTCTCTCTTCAGTTCTGGATACGCGATAATACACTTCGATAGATTCGCAGATCGCTCAGACTTTTGTCCAGGCATCTTTGGTTTCCAACTCAGATATATTCCGTATGCTTCATCCGACAGGCTAACTGACACTACAGGCATAATCGGATCAGGAAGCTTATCGTTAATAGTGTTAACCAGTAGAAAGGTGTCAACAAAGTGACTAATAACGTCCATTATACATGGGCGCGGTGGGTGGCGCGCAGAAATAAGGAGGATAGGGTAGGTTGATGGGCGGTCGACGGGCGGTTCATCCTACATGGTCGCCCCAGAAACACTGATTTTGCTCTCTCTGCCCCTACTAAACGCCCTTTTCTTCCTCGGATTCGCTCTCTGGATGCGTAGACTCCTCGATGAGGCTGTAGATGAACTGGATTTACGCCTCGCTCAAGCTCTCAAAGCCCTCATGGATCGTGTCGTTGGGGAGGATGGCCTCAACTTTGAGCCTCCTAATCCTGTGCAGGTAGCAATCGGCCAGATGATTCAGGCATTCGCTCAACAAAAGATGACGACCATCGAAGCACAGATCACGGAGAGAGCTGATAACGGTCAATTCCAATCTAAACCGACGGAATCCTCTGAGAATTAAATACCAGTTTTACTTTTACTTTCAGTATGGCCCGTAGAAAATCGAAGTCTCGACGCCGAAGAAGCCCGAAAACAATCAGCCTGTATGATATGGCAGTAGCTTATGGAAACATGAGCATCTTGTCCGAAGGAATGCTAGGAACATCCCCTGTAGGGTTTGTGACTGGAGCCACTGATCTAGGATACAAGACCGTTGCAGATCAGGGACTAGGCGTAATGAGCCGAACAGTCTCAGGAGCAAATGTCATTTCGCTGGGAGATATATTCAATGAGCCTGGTCTAGCTATGAGCGAGATTATGGCAAACGCTAAGGAGAACGCTGTTCCAATGGCACTAGCCTCAATCACCCTCAACACTGGAGCTAAGATATTCAGGAAGGTCATGAGGAAGCCATTCAACCAAGCTAACAGAGTAATTAGGCCTCTAGGTCTTGGAGTGAGGTTGTAAGTATGGCAACCAATACTGTAAACGGCATCCTAGTTTGCTCAGATGGGACAAACATTCCACTCAAAGCAGAGTTGGCAGAGGGAACCGAAACCGATCTAACGACTGACACCACCTATACCGTATCAGCCCAGAACATCGGCGACTATGGAATGGGAAAGACAGTCACCAGTGGTCTAGTGACTTGTGATAACGGAGTAGCATATGCATACATCTTGAGGCAGGGTCTAGTGGCTGCAATCATTCCTGTCGCGTGTAAGGGTATTTCATCCCCTACTCCTCGACTCTGCGCCCCTTTTACTCTTCAAGCAGGTGACAAACTTCGCTGCATGAACAACACTGCCGCAGACAGAGAAGGCGCACTAAGCTACTACACAAACAGAGGAATCTCCAGAATCGCTGTGGTCACCCCGACAGGTGCAGCAACTAACGAACTGGTGGATTTGCAGACTGGCAACTCGATTGGAGATACAGTCCAAGGACAGACATTGGTGAAGGCCTTCTTCACTTCTGTTGATGGTGCAAAGATAGAGACGCCAGGAGCTGTAGTTGTGGACGCACTTGGAAATGTAGTCGGTTCTGTTTCAGCAACCGATCCGTCAAAGTTCCAAGCAGGCTTCAACGATTGCTCGATACCAGTCAATCTAAACTTCAAGGCTCAATACCTAACTAACGCCTGAGGTGAAACGAATGCCAAAGATGACTAAGTCACAGGCACGACGCCGATTGATGGAAGCAGAATCTAAATTCAAGAAAGTGTACATGTCTAATAATTCAGGATTGTACGGCCTTCCTGTTAGAACAGCAGATATGGAAGCGGTTTCTAAAATCGTTGCTCGGTGCATAAAGCGAATACAATGAGTGATATGGTATGCCGCTTCCAGATGCTCCCAGCACATCACCTCGCGTGTATAAGGTGCTAAAGAATCTCACACTGGAGGATCTAGCTGGTGATGATGACGAAATGATACTAACTGGGAATCCAATATCTATTGAAATGCTCAATGAGGACGAATTGAGACGGCTAATCTTAGTTCAATTAGCCCGTCTCAGCGTCAAATCAGAGTGGAACGGACTACTGGGGTGATCTAATGCCGCTACCAGATGCAGACAAAAAGTCGCCCAGGGTCTACACGAACCTTCAGAATCTAGATCTAGACAATGTCACATTCGCAAATATCCAGTCGACAGGCAATCCAATAGCTGTCGAAGAGATGAATGAGGATGAAATGAGACGGCTTGTCCTGGTAAATCTAGCTAGATTAGTAACTGCTGGAGAATGGAACGGGTTGTTATCCGCTGGAGGAGGTGGGGGGATGCCGGTGCTAAGCTTCGCCACCAGTTTGAACACAAGCCAAAAAACGCACTTCATTTCTGCATATCCACCATTCCCAAAAAGCGTTCTATCCGTGTCTACTCAGGCAGTGGATACTAAGTGTATATTTTTCCCGTTTGTTTTGCCTAAGGACTTGGATCTAGCATCAATGACGATTAACATAAGCTCTGGAACATCGGGTGATGATTTAGACGCTGCTATCTATAATTCTGACACTAGCTCAGGAGTGCCTACAACCAAGGTTTCGGGGAGTGATGTGACATTCGCCACGGGTTTGACCACGGGCATAGTATCGAACTTCTCCGCCACTTTGAGCCTCGACGGGGGGACTCTCTATTGGGTTGGAATGGTGAAAAACGCCGGGTCAATAACTCTCCGATCTCATGCGTCTACCAGTGGCGTTCCTCAAGCCCCCATAACTGATATGTCTAACTTCAATGTAGCCCTAATTCAAGAATCATCAGCTTCGGCAGCATTACCGACAACATTCACAGCGAGCGGATATGCCAATGTCTACGGGTTCGTTCCACTGGTAGGGTTGGTGACAACATGAGACAGGAAATCATATGCGACCATCAAGGTAATGTGATTTCGACTGTAGAGCTAGATGTCACATGGGAACAAATCAGATTTGAACGCCAACTTATTCTTAATGCCACGGATTGGCGTGCAGTCAAAGATCGCACAATGTCTCAAGCATGGAAAGACTACCGACAAGCTCTGAGAGAATTACCACAGGAGTACGATACAGCAAACGAAGCTGCGGACAACTGGCCGGAGGCTCCAGAATGACATTAGGAGAGAAGGCCAAAGAGATGGTGATGGAGAATGGAGCCGCGTTCTTCCTCGGTTGGATCCTGGGCGCGGGTCTAGGCCCTACCCTCTGGGATTCAATCGTAGGGGTGCTGTGATGACCAAAAGAAAACCCGACAAGGTCATTGAATACAGAATCAGTCTACAAGACAAAGAGCGCGAGTTGCTTGAACATTTGGTCTATGTAGAGGGCACAGCCAAAGCATTCAATCAATTCACGAACCCATTTGTCGAGATTCTGAAAGACATCAGCGCTCTAACTGTAATCTTTTCAGCATTAGCGGGGATTCTCGGTTGGAAGTTTGTTCTCGGACCCGGTATAGACACAGTAGGAGATCTGATTCAGGATTTTCAGGGGCAATATGACGGCTGGAAAGAATCGTTGGATGAGAGCCAACAGCAGGCTACTGTTGCCACCGAGATAATGTTGGGTACATTACCAGGCGTCGGCCCAATCTTCAAGCTGTTATTCTAGCATTCACAGGCCAAAGGCCTCTGACCGCATTCCAAACAGATCACTCTAGCT